TTGAAATTTTATTTTCGCTCATTGATAGCTCCTCTTAAAAAGCTTTCCCATTCCATTCCTTTTTTATTCCAACTATAAAATCTTTTATAGAATAATTGTTGCTGCTCCAAGTGATCTTGTATAAAGGCCTCGTGTAAATAACTTGCTGCAACCTTAATAGCCTCCGCAGTTCCTCTTGCCATTTGCTCAAAGTCTTCTGTGTAATTTATATATACAGGCCATTCCGCACAGGTTTCATATAATGCACCATAGTTATTGGTAATAACATGTACACCAGATGCTAAAGCTTCAAGAGCAGATACACAGGATGTTTCTTCAAACGTACTTGGATACACAAACATATCGTAGCTTGGCATTACCTCTCTTATGTATTCGTTTGGTTTATAACCAATATAATTTACATTTGGTAGTTTCTCAGCTTGTTCATACAAAGGTTTGAATTGATCATCATTTTGTTGTTTAAATTGATTACCATAAACTTGTGTGGATGAATAAACATCTAACGTGATGTTGGGATCAGTAATTTCCTGCATTGCACGTAACAATACATTTAAACCTCTCCACGGAGTACAGTGGTGTATTAATTTTATAGGGTCACCTTTTTTATATATTTTTCTTTGTGGAAAAGACTCAATACCATTTTTAATTACGATAGATCTATCTGTTGGTATATCAAAGAAGTATCTAAACTTTTCATAGTTCCAATGTGAATTGAATACATACCAATCATATTCTTTGTGTCTTACTTTGTTACCAAAAAACTCTTGTAGGTTTGGTTGATCGTATGAATTTTTTTGCCAAAGAATGTTTATTTTATTTGGATCGATTGGAACTTTACCAGGTACGGATGTACATATTTGTACTTGGTCTAATAATTCTTTCGGAACATGCTTATGCAGCATTTCCATTTGTATTTCAGTAGCACCTCTTGGCTGCATTATGTTTTCTCCTTCATATTAAAAGCTACAGAAATTCTTTCAACCTTTGATTTAAAAGGCGCAACAAAATGAGGTAAATTGTGTGGAAATATAAATAGGTCTCCTTTTTTTGGAAAAAAAATTTTTTCTGTTATAAATTTTTCTCTAGGAGCTGAAGTAATAAATTGAAGGGCTCCTGGGCCAGCATCATTGTTTGCATTTTTATTTCCTTTAAAATTCATATTTTCTTTTTTTATTTCTTCCGGCATAGATAAAAACAATACAGCAGATAAACTACAATTATCATGAGTGTGAACTGGATTATATTCACCTGCTTTCATAAAATTAACCCAAGCATTATTAATATAAAAATCTATACCAATTCCGTAAAAATTAAGAAAGGAATTTTTATAATTATTTAAGTATTTATCTAAAATAAATTCAAGTTTTTTACAATCAATTTTAAACTCATCCTCAATATGTCCTGCTAAACTTTTCCTAAAATTTAAATTTTCGTTTTTATGGCAAAGTTTATTTATTTCGGTAAGCTCTTTTTCTTCTACTTCGATATGGAATAATAATGGTCCTAAGTAATAAAACTTACTTATCATTATTTTTTTGTTTTAGCACCCATTGAAACTCTCGTCACTTTAATTTCTAAGTCCTGTGCAAAATCCTCTTCAGTTGTATCTGTTTTAGGATCTAACACATCAGCTTGAAACTCATCTTTAGACGCATAGATTTTATTAGTTCTTTTGTTTCTAATAATTTCTTTGGCTTCAGCAGGTAATTTAATTAAATCACTCATTGTATATTTATTGTTAAAGATAATTTATTTTCATTTTTACTTAACACTTGGTGTAACGTATTTTTAGGAATAATACAAGTGCTTTCAGGTGTTAGTGTAAAATATTTATCGTCCAATCTCCATTCTGAAGATCCATAAATTTGTTTAACTATGACATCATATTCGTGTTTATGGTATGGAAAACTTGGTAGTTTACCAGGCTTAGAAAAATACATATTACAATTTATTCTCAAGCCTGTTTCATCAGTAAGTTTTTTATTCAATTCTCTAAGCTCATCATTTAAGTCTAATGTATTTGATATTATTGTTGTAAAACCTAAATCGTAAAAATATTTCCAACTCTCATAATTTAAATAATTATCAATTCCAAAGAAGTGACTAGATTCTAAAAAACTATTATTAGCTATTATTTCAACAGAAGGTTGTCCCCCTAAATACCTAAAAGGCCATCTATGTTTTATTTTTAAAAAGTCTAAAACATCTTTTTCTTTTAAATTAATTTTATGCTCTTTAATTATTTTTTCTAACTTAAGTAAATCCACTATCTACCTTGTCGATTATATTTTTTATGATCTCTTTTTTCTGATTTTGATAATGATTTTTTATGACGACCTGGACGTTTCTTAGGTTTTGGTCTGGGTACGTAATGTGTAAATTTTTGTTTAGCCATTTTGATCTGATCTATTTATTTCTAAAATAGATACCACAGCTGAGACTGAATTGGTAGTGTTACATTCAATATTTAATGTGTCACTCTCTTCGAGTATAATAGGTCCTTTAGCTATGTTGCAAATAGTTGGTCCAGATATAGATGCATAAGCTATTTGTATTGTCGATGTATTTGTTGCATCAGTAATACTTGCCTTCAATACTTTTGATCCAGATTCGTTTGTAACTTGTATGTTTTGTATAATAGCACGTGAGTTAGATGGGGACGTATATACTGTCACTGCTGCAGTAGTATCAGGATCATAGAATGCGTTTTTATAAATATTAGCCATTAATATCCATCCTGTACTAATAATAAATCAAATGAAGCAGAAGCAGAAGAAGTAGAACTTGCTTTACCTGATATATAAATATCACTTTTTTCTGGTATCACGTTGATTGCATTAAATATAACTGTTGTTTGACCACCTCTAACATCTAAAAATTGTTTTGTTTGAAAAGCTCCATTACTAATTTCATTTTGTCTTTGTATAAATTTAAATTGCATTTCTTGGTCTTTACCAGATGATATATTCATTGATAATAAATAACCAGTATAGCCTGCAGGTATTGTATATAATGTCATTAGTGTCTGTCCATTACCTTCCGATATAGTTGCAGCAACATCTGATCCACCTGTATAAGTTACAGTAATGGTCCCTTCATTATTTCCAGTTGATCCTGCTGTTTCTACAGACATTCTAAATACTCTTAAAAAAGTTTGAGTAGTTGTAACTGTGGTTGTTCCATCCATATCAACAGTCTCTTCAGCAAAATTATAAGAACCATCTAAACCTTGTATTCTCAAAGTTCTAGCACCTGTTCCAGCCACATCGTCATTAGTGTCATCACTTACTACATCAACAGTAACAGCTGTAGATTGCCAAGGATAGTTATCACCTGTTTCCCAGATAGTTTCAAAAGCTAATGAACCAATACTAGGATTATATCCAAACTTATTAACCATTGTATAACCAGGAACTTTTCCTTGCTGTACGGCTAGGTAAAAAGGAATATCATCAACAGTGCTACCACCTGTTATTGGATTTACATTATTACAACTCATACTACCTCATTGTATACCAAGAAACTCTTTCGACTTCTTGTTTTAATTCTTCTTGAAAAGAAGTATTTAATTTATCTTTTAATGTTCTTAATGACTGAGCTATCTGTCTTTGGTTTTCCTCAGTATAAGTAGGTGTTGGTTCTGGGATATTAATATCTACTTTAGCCATTATCTCATTCCATCTGGTTGTATGTCTGCTCTAAATGTTCCGAATCTCCAATTTTCATCGGTTGAGGTATTTGCAATTCTTAAACTAGCAAACCTTGATCTTGCACGTGTATCTACTTTATCGGTAGAGCTTGTTATTGTAAATGGACCCAATGGTGAAGACACTGCAGCATCTGTTGGATAGTCTCTTAGTTTGATTGTCACTTCAGCGTTGCCAGTTAATAATTTAAAATCAGGTATAAATCTTCTCATAGACATAAACATTTGACCATCACCTTCTATAGCCAAATCAAAATCTCCTGATTGTATGAACGCAGTTATTGCTGTTTTGTTACCTGCAGAGTCTACTTCATTGTTACCAATTTCATGTGCATAGTATGTTGTTGCACCGTTAGCCGTTGTCACTCCTTGTATTGTTGGAAAGCTCGGTGTCCCTGATCCGTTGAACTTTGTTGCGTATGGATTGTCATACAATGTTGAATCATGCCAAGATGTTCTATCTAAGGTTCCTGTTGTCCAAGTATTTTCTGTGTAATTATATGTCACAACTCTATCTATGTTAGAAGAACCGTTTTTAGGATAAAACCAACTAATTTCTTCATACAAATGATTAAGTCCAGAATACACTTGCTCCCCTGCAGTGTAATTTATTCCAAGGTTATCCCCTTTACTTGTAAATACAAAATCTTCCACTAAACATGGTAATGATTTTACAGTACCATCAAATACAAAAAAACCACCTGCTTGACCCATCCAAAAAACTTTTCCATTAACGTATTTCAATGCATGTTGTCCCATTAAACCACAGTTGCTTCCTACTTGTCTTATTGAGAAAGTAAAAGGGGGTCCAACAAATTGCATTACATATGCAGAAGTGTCAGTTAGTATTAATATATAATCTTTTGCTTTGGCTGCACCTATAATTTTAACACCAGAATCTAATCTAAAAGTTCCAGCAGTATTAATTGACGTAGGTGTATAATCAGATATATCTTCTTGATCACTGAATCTGATAAACATTTTATCTTGAGTACCGACATTTCCAATACTGGTTTCTGTTCCAAGAACAATTAGATGTCTATCTCTTTCAGATACGATAGACATAACCGATTTTGTTGGGGCATTTGTTACAGCAGTCGCTCTTGTAGTAAGTGCCGTAGGGTTAGCTCCTAATGGATTCCATTCAAATGTTTTTCCATTTTTAATTGTTGCAATAAGCTTTTGTCCAAAATGATCTAAAGACCATGAAGCAGGATCTAAGATTACTGAACTTGTGATAGATGCTGAACCCCAAGCTGTGTAAACTTCAACAGAAGATCCGTCTGCATGAGCAGATCTTGTGCCCGCTACATCTCTTGTAATATTTGTTAAATTATTGCCGGATATTCCTGTGTATGAAAT